GCATCGGTTTCTGCCCACTTTGCATAGTCTGGAAGGTCATTGCCTGCCTTGATTTCCTGCATCAAATCATACAGCATATCGGTCTGGATGATGATATTCTCGGCATCGTATTCGCTCATCTCTTCGCTTGCAACCTTCTGGTTTAACCAGTTCTGGAGGAATTCTCTACCACCTTCGGCATAAGTTCTCTCAGACATCTGAGTCATATTCTCGCCAATGATGGTAGTGCCATCCTCGGAAATACCATTGCCGTTTAATGCCTCATAAATCTTCTCGTTAGTAATGCCTTCAGCTTCCATCTGCCTCATGCTCTGGTTGGTCTGGATTGCCTCTGCCAGTGTAGCATCCCACATCTTGGACAGTTCCTTCATTCGTTCCTTATACTGTCGTAACAGTTCTGCCTCTTTAGAATTGGATTTGTACTGCTTCAGCAAATCATTCACCCAATTCATAATATTCTCAAAGGTTTCTTTTACCTTGGCAATGAAGGAATCCTGCTCGGTCTTGCTCATCTTCGCAAGCATCTTTCTGACCTTGTCACTGTTGGCAAGCATATCTTCACAGCCTCTTGCTACAAGTTCGTCAATTGCTTCCTCATCGGTGAACTCTCTGGATTTGCCATTATTGCGTTTCTTGTAGTTTCGCTTCATGACAGCTTTCTGGTTTGCAATCAATCCGTTCAGAGTAACCTCGTCACTTCCTGCAAGAACATCCAGAACATAGTCCTGCATCTTCTGATACATAGCAGGTGCTTTCGCCTTCATCCAGTGTGTTACCTCATGGGAAACTGTAGGGATAATAGCATCATTCAGTACACTGGCATCCATGCTTCCTGCATAGGCATCGATGTAAATGGTGTTGGTAGAATCTTCGTATCTGCCGTGTTCGCCTTCTCTTACACCCTTCTCATTTACAGTACTGGTGATAATTTCCACGTTAACACCTGTCACTTCAGCGAATGCCTTCAAGAACTTAAGAGCATTCTGTCTGGATGCACCAAGTTCTTTCCAACTCACCTTACCTTCAGCATTTCCTTTGTAGTCGATGATACTGTCATTGAACGTACCCTTTACGAAGGTCTTGCCAGAATACTGCTTATTGATGGCATCTACCTTCGCCTGCTTTTCAATTGCCCTGCCGACATTGCCTGCCTCATAAGCTTTGAGTGCCTGTGCTTCGGTAAGTACACCCTTATTCCTTAAAGCTTCGGAGAGACCGATTTTATTCTTGCCGTAGGTATATGCAAGTTCAAAGGAATTTGAATAGGACTCAAGGTCTGCATTGCCATCATAGATTTTATTGAAAGCTTCTGCCTTCGCCTTCTCCATGGATTCGCTGTAGAAGGAAATGTCTTCCCTGCCTTCAGCTTCCACCTTTTCACTTACCTTTGTCTGGATTTCCTGTGCTGTTGCTTTAGCTTCCTTTGTAGCACTCGCCACAGCCTTTTCCTCAACAGTTCTTGGTGTGGTAATGGAATCTACCTGCCATGCACGTTTAAGTGCCTTATTGATGGATTCAGAACCCTTCGCTTCAATCTTCTTATCACCGATGGATTCAAGGATGCTCTGTGCTGTATCGGTTTTCAGAACCGCCTTCTCTTCTCTGGTAAGTTCCTGTCCGTCTTTTTCTTTCAAGACAGCAGATGCAATCAGACCAGAGTTTTTGGTGTCACCAAGTTCAATAGCCATATCAGCAATCTGTCTCATTCTCGAATTTTCTACTTCGGAATTGTAATCACTTATGGTCTTGCTCTCTACTTCATTGAAGAACTTACCAAGCTGTGCATCCTTGATTTTTCCACTATCAATCAAGTCAATGTACTTCTGGTAATCACCACCAAGTTCGGAAGCGAAGTCCTTTAATTCTCCCATGGTTTCATTTTCACGGATAGCACTGCCTACACCCTTGTTGTATGAATTCTCTGCAATACTCTGCTTCGTGGTCTGAATGCCACCATGAACACCACCAGAAAGTCCACCTGCCACAACATCCCATGCGATGGAATTGAAGGTATCTTTACCTGCCTGTGCCTTGGCTTCCTCTTCTGTCATTCCCTGTGTCATGTAGGTTCTTACGGCATTCTCATACACACTCTTGTCCTGCATTACCACTCTGTCAGCAACCTCGCTGATTAAGGAAGAGACACCTTCTTCGATGCCTTCCGAACCTGCCTGCTTGAGAACATTCTTGATAAAGCCTTTCACGGTATCCGCAGAACCAAGCTTGAACATATTGTCGACACCGATTTTCTCGGAAATACCTTCGCCTGCACCGACAAGCATACCATAAAGCATTGCCTGCTTATCTGTAGCACCACGAGAGAGTGCCTCATCAACACCTGCAGATGCTCCCTGTCCGAAGTAAGACACCATTGTACCAATACCACCAAGAGCATAGCCAGATAACGCACTCTGTGCAATGCTTGTACCTACTCCATACAAATCACCAAGACCCTTGCCACCAAGGACAGGGATATTCTCATTGATTGTTCCAGACTTCTCATTCAAATGAGTGCCAATGCTTCCCTGCACTTCCTGTGAATATTCAAAAGGAGTAACAAAGCTTTCTTCCAGAATCGGTCTTCCAGATGCACTGTCGGTCAAGTCATCCAAGAAGTCATACATAGCTGTAGGTGCAAGAGCAATCGAAGCAAGTGTGTGACCTGTTCCTGCCAAACCGCTAGAGGTTGCGCTGTCAGCAATTTTCTGCTTCTTCTCATTCTTCTTCGCTATGTTCTTGGAGTTATTAAGGTTTGTAGCATATTCGTAAGCACTCTCTGGGTCTTCCAGATAATAAGCACCGAAGATGTTTCTTTCTTCATCCGTCCATTCATCCGTAGGATTCATGTAACTGGTATCGTTTCTCTTGTCATTAACAACCTGTTGCAGAGCAACTGCAGGAAGGGAAGTATCTGTAATGTTACCCATATACCCTGCAACTGTTTCCAGAAATGACTTGTCTTTCTTTGTTTCCGCAGGTACTGCTTCTTTGTCAGCAAGGTACTTCTTCCAACCTTCCGCACCTTCCTTAGAGTTTGCCATTTCCTTCTGGAACTTTTCATCGTAGAGTCCCTTCCAAGTGATGTCCTGTCCACCATATGTAGTATAGGCAATCGGATTATCACCCTTGAGGTAAGAAGCTAACTCATCCCTAGTCATGCTCTGCAGTTCCTTCAGTTTCGTTGTCTCCTTGGTGTAGGAGTCTGCATCCTTGTACTGACCATAAGTTCCTGCAATGTTGTCCCAACTGTCGAGAAGACCCTTGTAATACTCAGAAACCTCCCCTAAATTTGTCTGTTCATCTGGCTTATATTTGCTGATGTAGTTCTGGTAGTCACTGGTTCGCTTGTACATACTCTCTACGGCAGTTCTTGCATTTGCCAATGTTTCCTGTGTCTGCCAACCACCAAGGACGGAAGAGAGTGTGGTGTTCGTATTGGCAAGATCGGAGTCGAAGGTATCGAAACCAATCTCTCGCTCATACTTCAACTTCTTCACTCTATCGGAATTGCTGTAGGTATTGGAGGAAGAGTTTTTACGCTCTTCCTCTCTCTTTTTTCTAGCCTCGATAACTCTCTGAGAATTTGTCTTTGTTGCCATGTTCTCCTCCTATTTTACTGTATAAGATTCGTTTAATTTCAGTTTGGTTACTTCCTTTCTGATACTTTCTGGAAGTTCATCAATGGAATACCTGTTGCCGTACTGGTCTTCTACAATATCGTTGTGGTCAATTCCTCCTAGTCCGTTTTTGGTATCAAAGACCTTCTTAAAAGTTCTCTGTTCCATTGGCATCACACCATATCCCTTGACTTCGTCACCGTCACCGAATACATACAGGTCGATGTCTTCTACTTTCAAGTTAGATGGAAGAGAATCAAGGTACTGCCAGTATGCTTCCTCGCCCTCGGTGTTGTAGATTTCCAGTGCCTTCTGCTTCTGGTCTGGTGTAGGTTCTTTGAAAGAATCCTCTTCCTCAACCTTGTTATCATTCGCATCCACCTTGCCATCACCGTTGATGTCGTATCTGGCATTGAACTGATTCTGGTCTTGTGCAAGAGCCTTGTTCTTATAGAGCATATCTTCTTTATACTGTCTGTTTTCCTGCTCACGGTCTAACTGTGCCTGCTCTTCATTACTTGCAATGACATCGTATCTGTAGGTATCGTCCTTCTCGCTCCAGTAATTATCCCAATAAGTCGAGGTGTCAAACTGGGTCTGGTCTTGGTTAAGTGAATCGTATCTGTAGGTGTTATCCACACCACTCCAGTAATCGGAATTCTGCATATCTGCCATATTGTAGTTATTTTTCCAATTGTCTTGATATGCACCATATGCTTCGTTGTACATCGTCTGGTAATTTGAAGCACTTGCGTTATACGCATCATACATTCTGCCGTATTCCGTAGCATCCGCATCAGCTAACATACCAAGCTGATTGTACATATCCTGCCCTTCCATGTTGTAGGCTTCCAATGCCATCTGGTAATACTCTGGAAGGTTGTTGTAAGCATCTTGGATGTAGGCATTGTATGCTTGGTTGCCTGCGCTCTGTGCATAGGTGCTTGCATAACCTCCAGTAAGTGCAGATGCCTGTCCCATGGTATCCTGCATTGCCTGCTGTCCGCTTGCCATGGAAGAGGCAAGTGCCTGCTGAAACAGCATATCGGTGTCTACATCGTAGGAAAATTTATCCCTGTTCTGAATCTTATTCATCATGTCCCTAATCTGGTCAGTATGAGAGGTTCTGCCAGAAAGAAGACTGTCTAATTGGGACTGAGTTACACTCCATGCTTCTTGAACCGCAGGAGGTACACTCCACGGAGTATTCAGTGCCTGCATGATATTTTCATCTACACCATTGATGGTAGCAGGTGCTGTCACTGCAGGTGCGCCTGTATTATCAACTACAGGTTTTGTTTCTGCCTTTGGTTCTGTCTTTGGTTCTGCTTTTGGCTTGTCTGTTACCTTTGGTGCATTCGTAGCAGGTGTTGTACCGTTCTTGAGCATATTGAGCAACTGCGTGTTTTGCGTTCCACTGCCCTTGTAGCCTGTGATTCCCATCTGCTCTGCCATCTGCTTTCTTGCAGAATAGGAAGAATCCTGTCCCTGCTGTTTCAAGTAGTCAACAATAGAATTTGGGTCATACCCACTGGATGTAGGCTTCTTTTCTTCTTCCTTCTCTACTACTGTCTTCTTTCCACCACCGCCATCTGCCATTGCTAAAGCTTTGTCTCTCAATGCAAATAACTGCAAATTCATATTTACTCGCCCTCCTCATCATATTCTAATTCGCCTGTTTCGTAGTTCACTCGCAGGTTCATTGCTGTTATTGTTGCCGAAGGAAGATTTGCCTCCAGTTCTTCACGGTCTTTCTGGTACGCAGGGGAATTAAGCACATCCGACACGGAAATCATTCTGTTGGACACCTGCTGTAGTTCTTCTTCCCTTACCACCTGTGTTTTCTCCACTTCAGCACCAAGGGAATTCAACTTATCAATGAGGTCTTGCGAAAGATTATCCACGGAAATGTTCGTAAGGATAAACTCCAGTGTTTCCTTGAACTGAATCAGATAATTGTTAATCTGTGCCACCTGTTCTTTTGCATCCGTGGCTGTAATGTTTGGGAATGGTAAAATATCATACATCAGACATCACTTCCTTGCTCTGTGGTCTTGGTGATGGAGTAAATCTTGCATCCACCCCTGCCCACAATTTTGTATTTGAAATGGTCACATCTCTTCGGAATTACTGGTACGGAGAAGGTTTTAATTCCCTTACCTGCCATGTTGAACTTATGCTCCCACCTTCCATTGGAATCATACTGGAGATAGAAGTCCACGTTTGTGCCGAACTCAAGGAAGATTCTGATGTTAATCTGAGAGATGTATTTGTTGTCTGGAGAAGAATAGCCGATGTTTCCAGACTCCACCATCCATCCGAACCCACCTTCTGTCTTCTTCTCTGGCACATCGTACAGCAGTGTGCCGTATACAGACTTCATCTTCTTGTCCTTCATATCGATGTAATAGAGGTCATCATCATGTCTGCAGAAGTACAGCACCTGCGTGTTGTCTTCCTTGCTCCAGATGTTCTTTTTGGTATCGAAAACGAACAGGTGATACTTTCCGTCCTTGTCCCTCATGGAGATGTAGTATCTATCATCTATATTACTCGCAACCGCATCATAATATCTAACCTCCCCTAAGTCCTCCGATACACTCACAGGAAGGCTTCCAGAGTATGCCACGATGCCTGTGGTTGTCTTATAGAAGAGTGTCTCATTGATGATTGCAAGACTACGTTCTGAACCTCTCTGAACACCTCTGCAGGCTGTTTCCTTTGTCTGGTGCGCTCCGCTTCCGCTTACGGAAATCTTGATTAAACTGTCCTCCTTGAAGAACATAGGATAGCCAAGGTAGGTGATTGCTCCAGTGAACTTACCGTCAGAACCGATGGTTACTGCCCAAGAGTCTGTGGAGATGCCTGCAAACACGTTCCAGTTCTTCACATCACCAAGCTTACAGCAGTAAATCTCGTGACCGTCCTTACTGCATCCCCAGAGTCTGTTGTTGCACTCTGTAATGAATGCCATGTCTGGGACTTTTCGCTCCACGGTCAGTGCCATGTTGGTGAAGGTCTTGTTCTCATCAAGGATACCCACGATGGTGATGCAATTGTCGGTCTTGTCAATGATTGTGGTGTTGGTCGAAAGCTTACCGTCATCCTCGGTATTCACGAAGATATTAGAGGCATACTCCCACTTCGCCTTGGTATTGTCGATGGTAATCTTGACACCGTCACCCTTCTCGAAATTCACACCGATTCCTGTGGCGCAAATCTGCAGGTAAGTGGTTGCTACGTTTCCCCAGATAGAGGTTGTTTCCGAATAAACCTTCAGTGATGCCTTACCTCCAGAGGTGGACATCATGTAGTCACCATTCTTTGGTTCATTGGTCTTGTAATAATCCGAATCATGCCATGTGATTGCCGAACCGTCTGCTTCGCACAAAGTAAGCTTGATTTCTGTTCCTTCTGGACAGGTATGGGATGCCTCCATGTAACCGCATTCACCACTGTCTGCGTTATACCACACCTTATCTGGCATGATGATAACGAAAGCACCCATCTTTGCCATGGTTTTCGGACTCTCATCGTTAAGACTCACACCATTCAGAGCAACCTCTTTGCCGTTCACATACAGCTTTTTATCATCTATCCACATAAGTTCCTCTTTATCCAGAATTGCCTGTGGATTATTCAACTGTCTTACCATGCCTCTGTTCCTTCTTGGGGACAGTACAGGGTAATACTGAGAAGTCATATTCTCCATGTCATAAAACTGTCCTTCGGCACAGGACAGCCTGTGGTTATAGCCTCCGAAGGTGGTAATCATGTCCCTGTTTCTTGTTACTTCCGTAAATTGTGGAAATTCCATACTGCACCTCCTAGAAAATTCTCATGTTGTTTTTCTGCAGAGGAAGGTGGTTCTTGTTGTACCACTTCTTGAAGACGGTCAGATAGGAGTTAAACATGGTGGAGGTGTTGTTATAACGTGCCGTTTCTCCGTTCTCCTCGTCAATCTTCATCTTCACGAACTCCGTGTACAGGCTGTCATAAGGAGCAGGGACAATTAACTTCTCTCCAAGTCTGTCTGCAGAGTATCCGTCAAACAAATCGTACTTCTCGTCATAATCCTCGTGGGTCTTCAGCACATCGTTGATAATGAGGCGGTCAACAAAAGACAGCCATCTCACCTTATCCTCTGGGCTGTACTGGTTAGGCTTTAAGCTGTCCACGATATCGATACATTCTTTTATTGTCATGTCATCCTCCTTAACAAAAAAAGGGAAGCGCAGTGCCTCCCTTAGTTTTCTAATTTACTATGCTTCACGAAGCTTCTTCTCGTCTGCATATCTCAGAGCATATTCCTCTGCGTGTTCACCGTTTCGGATGACCTCTGCAAGTTCCTCTGGAATCTCTACGGTTTCGCCTCGCTTGATGATGTAGTTCTGAAAGTTTACAGAGAAGAATTCGTCTTGGTTCGCATTCTGTCCCTTGTTCAATGGAAGTCTAACTTCCACTCTCTTAGCACTAGGTGTTGCCTTTTTAGTTGTCTCTGCCATAATTACCTCCATTTTTAGGATAGGCAGGAGGTGGCGAACCCCCTGCCCCCTATTTCACTTAATTAGTTCGCCTCGTCTAAAGAACCGTAGGAAGAACCAGATTCAACACGGAGCATTCTTTCTTGATAAAGAATCTTTGCACCGTGGCAGAACTTATAACCGATGGTGGAGAACTGGTTGAGTGGACCACCAATCTGTTCCTTTGTCTTAACAATCATTTCCATGCCTTCGCCTTCTGGGTCAAGGATACCGAATGCATCCTTACCTAAGAAGAGTGTTGCGTATACAGCAGTATCTCCATCCTTCCAAATCTTCGCTTCATTGGATTCAACGAAACGGCAACCGTGAAGCATACCGATTTCACCCTTGAAGATAGGTGCTACATCGTTGTACTTGTGGAATTCCTTCCAAGCTTCGGACTCTCTTAAGTCTTCTGCTACGGATGGATGCACGATAGCAACGTAACAGCCATCAATCTTTGGTGCTTTGTTCTTCTTAAGCCATGTCACAGCCTTGTTAACCATTGCAGGGTCAAGGATGTCTGCGTTTGTTAATGCACCTCTGGAAGTCTTACCGCCTGCGTATGCTACGGAGTTACCTGCAACGAGGATGTTTCTTGTAAGTGTATCGTAGGTTTCACCTTCGGAAGCACCCATTTCTTCTGTAGCACCGAAGATAACATCGTCAAAGGACTCAAGTTCAAGTCTGTCGGATACTGCTACATAGTCACCATGCTGAGTGGTTGTAGCTTCCACATTGGTCATGCCGAATGTCTTACCTTCTGGAATAACACCTTCAGTAAGTGGTGTTAAAGCCTTTGCGAAAGTATTGAACTTTCTCCATTCTACCTTGTTGCCCTTCATAGGCTGTTTCTTACCGAACTGTGTGAAAATCATCTCTTCACGAGCATTTTCAAGAAGTGCGGTATCGTAGAATGTCTTCATGGTTGGGGACATGGAAGACTGTGTGGTTACGTTAACTGGATTAGTTGTAGGTGTGCCTGCCTGTCCTGCAGACCATGCAAATAACTGTAAATCTAAAATATTCATAGTGTTTTCTCCCTTCTATTCTGGGAGATGTTTGTTATCTCCCTTTTCTTCGCTGTTCGTCAGCATATGCTCTGATTTCTGCCAGAGACATACCCTTGAAATTTGTTTCGACAACAGAAGGTGCTGTGGAAGATAAACCATTTTCCATCGGTCTGGACTTGTTGGATGCAATTGCCTTTGCGGTCTGCTCCTGTGCCTGTCTGGC